TATGTAACAGAAATCTACCTGTGTTCAGAAGGGTATCCTACATTTGGTATTGGTCACATGGTCACTGAAGAAGACATGGAATATACGTGGCCTGTGGGTACACCAGTGACTGATGAGCGTATCCTCCAAGTATTTCATGACGATTGTAATGCCGCGTGTACTGATGCCAGTGCATTGTTTCTAAACTTTAGCTCACATCCTGAGAATGTACAACGTGTGTTGGTTAACATGGCGTTTAATCTAGGACGTTCACGCTTAGGTAAGTTTAAGAATATGATTACTGCTGTCAACGAGGGGAATTACTCAAAGGCTGCAGATGAGATGGTAGATTCAAAGTGGTATCGTCAGGTCAAACGCCGTGGCGAAGAACTTGTAGAGATTATGCGTGGAGCTTAATGTTGAGTTGCTTCCTTGGCAACAGGAAGTCTTTAACGATCCAACACGATTCAAGATTGTAGCGGCAGGGCGGCGTACTGGTAAGTCTCGTCTAGCCGCATGGCAGTTGATTATTTATGGATTGCAAACCAACCGTGGTCATGTGTTTTATGTTGCACCGACTCAGGGGCAGGCTCGTGACATTATGTGGTCTACTCTGCTAGAGTTAGCGCATCCTGTTATTAAAACATCCCATATTAACAACTTGCAAATCACTCTCATTAACGGTTGCACTATCTCACTAAAGGGTGCTGATAGACCAGAGACAATGCGTGGTGTATCCCTGAAGTTCCTTGTCATGGACGAATATGCGGATATGAAGCCTAGTGTGTGGGAACAGATTCTACGTCCTGCGCTTGCTGACCAGAAGGGTGAAGCCATGTTTATTGGTACACCGATGGGGCGTAACCACTTCTATGAACTGTATCACTATGCAGAGTTAGGAGATGATGATAGCTACAAGGCGTGGCACTTTACATCATACGATAACCCACTACTAGACCCTGAAGAGATTGACACAGCCAAGAAGTCAATGTCTAGTTATGCATTCCGTCAAGAGTTTCTTGCCTCGTTTGAAGCATCAGGCAGTGAAATATTCAAAGAGAACTGGGTGCAGTTTGATGACGAAGAGCCTGAGCATGGGGACTACTACATTGCTGTTGACCTTGCAGGTTTTGCAGATGTTGAATCAGCTACCAAGTCTAAGAATAAAAAACTTGACCAAACAGCGATTGCAATTGTCAAAGCAAATGAGGACGGATGGTGGGTAGCGGATATTGTACATGGACGATGGGATATCAAGAAGACCGCCAAGAAGATATTCGATGCTGTAGAACATTATCAACCAGTTGCGGTTGGCATCGAAAAAGGGGCATTGAAGAATGCGGTACTTCCTTACCTCACGGACATCATGAAATCCTCTCAGAGATTCTTTCGGGTGGAGGAACTTACGCATGGCAACAAGAAAAAAACTGATCGTGTTGTATGGGCATTACAGGGACGCTTTGAACACGGGCAGATAACATTAAACAAAGGTGACTGGACTGCTAACTTTCTTGATGAGTTGTTTCAGTTTCCTAATGCATTAGTACACGATGATTTGGTAGATGCACTTGCGTACATTGACCAGTTAGCTAAGGTTTCGTATCACTATGATTACGAAGAAGACGACTTTGAAATACTTGATCCAGTAGCAGGATATTAATATGACTTACGAAGATGAAATCTCAATTGACAGCACGCTTGAAGGTTGGGTCATTGGTAAATGTAATCAATGGCGTGATCACTTTGAATCAAACTACTCTGAACGATTTGATGAATACTATCGTTTATGGCGTGGTATATGGGCTGAAGAAGACTCAATGCGTAAGTCAGAACGCTCGCGTCTTATTTCCCCTGCATTACAACAAGCCGTTGAGTCTAGTGTAGCAGAAGTCGAAGAGGCTACCTTTGGTCGTGGTAAGTGGTTCGATATTAAGGATGACGTTGCTGACCAACAACCTCAAGACATTCAGGCGTTGCGTAACCAACTAGAAGAAGACATGAAGTTTGTTTCTGCACGCAAAGCTATTGCTGAGTGTTTGATTAACTCTGCTGTCTTTGGTACAGGCATCGGTGAGATTGTCTTAGATGAAGTTAAAGAACTGACTCCTGCAACTCAACCTATCATGGGCGGGGAAATGCAAGCTGTTGGTGTTATGGAAAAGCCACGTACTGTTTGTAAACTACGTCCTGTACTTCCCCAAAACTTTTTGATTGATCCTGTTGCTACAAGTATTGAAGAAGCCTTGGGCGTAGCCATTGATGAGTTTGTTCCTAGGCACCAAGTAGAGATTGCTCAACAACAAGGCATCTATCGTGATGTTGATATTGGATCTCCTGCAACTGACGTTGACCTTGAGCCAGATCAAGACATTACTATTTATGAAGATGACAAGGTTCGTTTAACTAAATACTATGGACTTGTCCCTGCTGATTTACTGTACAAAGAAGTGTATGGCGAAGACGTAGACGAAATTCCAGAAGCAGAGGAACTGTATGTTGAGGCGATTGTTGTTATTGCTAATGGTGGTGTACTATTAAAAGCTGAAGAAAATCCATACATGATGGCAGACCGCCCTGTCGTTGCATTTCCTTGGGATGTTGTACCCGGTCGTTTTTGGGGACGTGGTGTTTGCGAAAAAGGCTACAACGCACAGAAAGCCCTTGACACAGAGCTACGCGCACGTATTGATGCCTTAGCATTGACTGTGCATCCAATGATGGCTGTAGACGCTTCTAGGCTCCCTCGTGGTGCTAAACTAGAAGTACGTCCGGGCAAAGCAATCTTGACTAATGGTAATCCTGCTGAGATTCTACAGCCGTTTAACTTTGGTCAGCTTGATCCTACAACATTTAACCAAGCCGCTAGCTTGCAACAAATGGTTCAAATGGCTACAGGTGCTATTGATGCCGCAGGGATTCCTGGGTCTATCAATGGTGATGCAACGGCGGCAGGTATTTCAATGTCACTGGGTGCAATTATTAAGCGTCACAAGCGTACCTTAATTAACTTCCAAGATTCTTTCTTACTTCCGTTTGTATCTAAAGCGGCTCACCGTTACATGCAGTTTAATCCTGAACTATACCCCGCACAAGACTTTAAGTTTGTGGCAAGTAGTTCATTAGGAATCATTGCTCGTGAATATGAGGTTACTCAGTTAGTACAACTACTACAAACAATGAGTCCTGAGTCTCCAATGTACCCAATGTTGATTGAGTCAATTGTAGATAATATGAACCTTAGTAACCGTGAACAAGTAATTGAAGGATTGCGTAAAGCCAACCAACCAAACCCACAGGCACAGCAAGTACAGCAGGCGGCGATGCAAATGGAGATGGCGCAGAAAGAAGCTACCATTGCAAACATCCAAGCTCAGACTGCAGAGATTATGTCTCGTGTAGAACAGAATGCAATTGAGTCGCAACTACTTCCACTTGATTCAGAAACAAAACGATTAGCTGTTATGGCTAAAGGAATGAAGTCTGAAACAGATAAAGAGTTTGATAAGACTGCTAAAGTAGCCGAGTTAGTCTTAAGAGAGCGCCAATTAGAACAGAAGGAAAGTTAATTTATGGTAGTAACTAAGCGTGAGTTCCAAGAAATCATTGATCAAATGAATGGTATCTTGACAAAACTTGACAGCCGTATCAAAGACTTAGAGGATTCTAAAGCTCCTCGTAATACTAAGCCTGCAAAAAGTGTGCCAAAAGACTTGACAAATGAATAAAAGTATGGTATAATAATTGCTTATAAATTAGGAGAAACTCTTTGAGTCCTGAAGAACAAAAGTATTACGAAACTTATTTTGATTTGTTCCTAACAGATGGTTGGAAACAATTCATCGAAGAGATCAACGAAATTATTGATAGACATCGTATAGAAGATATTAAGAATGAAACACATTTAGCGTTTGTCAAAGGTGAACGCGATGCACTGTTCAGAGTGAGACGCTTTGAGACAGGTATCAAAACAGCTTATGACGTATTGCAGGGGCAGAAGTGATGCTTAGGCGGTACGATTATAAATGCACCGTATGTAACCATACAGAGGAAGACTGGGCTGACTCGTCAGACTGTGACTTCTCAACCTGTAAGGAATGCGGTGAAACCTCAGTACGGATAATCTCTCCGGTCCGAACACATTTCGTGGGTCATGGTTGGCCTGATAAAGACGATAGGTGGGCTAAGGATCATGAGAGAGCCGCACGTAAATAACATTTCCATAATGGCATTTAGCCACGGAGTTTAACAATATGGCACGTTTTATAGATGAAAGTCCCGAATATGAACCAGTTGATGAGGAAGCATTCGCTAACTTAGAAGAAGAAACTGAAGAGCAGATTCCTGAAGAGGAGCAACCTGCAGAGCCTGAAGAGATACAAGAAGCAGAAGATGAAATCCCTGACAAATATCAGGGGAAGGACATTAAAGATGTTGTCCGTATGCATCAAGAGGCTGAGAAACTTTTAGGCAAACAGTCTTCAGAAGTTGGCGAACTCCGCAAGATAGTGGATGATTTCGTAAAGACCCAACTTGAAGCCAATAATAGCCCACAAGAAAAAGACGAAGAGTTCGACATCTTTGATGACCCGGACAAATACATTGAGCATAAGCTAGCTAACCATCCTAAGATTAAGGAAGCGGAAGAGTTATCTCGCTCAATGAAACAAGCTGAGATTTATAACAAGCTACAAACTAACCATCCTGACTTCAAAGATATTATTCAAGACGCTAGGTTTGGTGAATGGGTAGCAGGCTCAAAGGTACGCACTGAGTTGTACCAGAGAGCAGATCAAAAGTTTGATTACGATAGTGCTGATGAGCTTCTCACATTGTGGAAAGAACGTCAAAACATCGTAGCTGAAACAGGAAAGATGCAGGACGCTGATCGGAAACGTCAGTTAAAAGCCGCTTCAACTGGATCAGCCAAGGGATCGTCTGAGAAGCCTAGTCGTAAAGTCTATCGTCGTGCTGATATTATTAAACTTATGCAAACAGACCCTAACAGATATCAAGATATGGCGGCTGAGATTCGCCAAGCATATGCTGAGGGTCGAGTAAAATAGCTATTAGGAGATATTTACAATGGCAAACTTAACCCCCTCAACCAGTAACACGGTTACTAAAGTAAACGCTCAAGGCGCAAATGACATTGGTTTTATTCCAGAACTCTGGTCAGATGAAATTGTTGCGGCTTATAA